GCATTGTCGGGCGCAGCCGGAGGATTAACCGGAGCATTGTCGGGTGCTGGGGGTGCATTATCAAGTGTGTCAGGTCTAGCTGACAAAGCTGCCGGAGTACTGGGCGGAGCCAACCCTCTCAAGTCGCTAGACGGAGCCCTGGCTTCTGCTGGCTCTGCGGCATCGGCTGCATCATCAGTGCTCAACCGGCTCACAGGTTCACTGCCTAGAGTTTAATAAATATCAGCATGGCACAGACACAGACATTCATTGGGTTCAACACTCAACAGCAGTATAAAAAATTCACCTTGACTGGGTTTGAACTGATCAAGCGTGACCTCTTGAACGCATTCAACATTCGTCAAGGGCAACTGCCAGGTCGTCCAGGATATGGCACTGTGCTGTGGGATTACTTGTTTGAAAATCAAGTTGAAGAACTACAGACCAGCATCACTCGAGAAGTACAGCGTGTGGCCGGCGGTGACCCCAGAATCTACATTGCAGATGTGCAAGTGTCTCCAGAACTAAATGGATTCATGATTGAATTGGAGTTGCAAGTTGTTGGTTCTACCACAGCTCAGCGCCTGTCTATATTCTTTGACCTACAACAGAGAAACGCCACTTACGTATAACTACGCCGTTTTTGTGCTACCATAAATAAAGCACAAGGCTTAGAGAAATACAACCATGGCAATTACCACTAGACAAACAGCTATTTTTGGGGTTGAAGACTGGAAACAGATCTACCAAACTTATCGTGAAGCTGATTTTCAAAGTTACGATTTTGAAACTCTACGCAAGAGTTTTGTAGATTACTTGCGTCTGTATTATCCTGAAACCTTTAACGACTACATTGAATCCAGTGAATTCATTGCTCTCTTGGACGTTATTGCGTTCATGGGTCAAAGTCTTGCATTCCGCACTGATCTAAACACTCGAGAAAATTACATGGACACGGCCGAACGTCGTGATTCAGTGGTACGCCTGGCCAATTTAGTGAGCTATACTCCCAAGAGAAATACCGCGGCCCAGGGCATGCTCAAGGTTTTCTCAATCAGCACAACCGAAAACGTGGTGGATTACAACGGTGTGAACCTCAGCAACGTCACCGTGGACTGGGCTGATCCCACGAATCCCGACTGGCAAGAGCAGTTTGCTGCCATTATCAATGCCAGCCTTGTGGACACACAGCGAGTTGGACGTCCAGGGAATCGCCAAACACTGCTGGGAGTTCGCAGTGACGAATATTCAATCAACTTGATTCCAGGGTATTTGCCAGTGATCCCTTACACTGCCACAGTGGATGGACTTAACATGCCGTTTGAAGCAGTTACTTGTACTTCAGTTGGCCAAGATTATCTTTACGAGCCACCACCGCAGTCCAATGTGCCCTTCAACATGATATTTCGCAATGATCAGCTGGGCTTTCAAAGCGCCAACACTGGTTATTTTTTCATGTTCAAGCAGGGAACTTTGATCAATCAAGACTTCAATCTTGCTGAACGCATTTCCAATCGCACAGTCAACATCAATGTCGACGGCGTAAACAATCAAGACCGTTGGTTGTTCCAGCTAGACACTGTGGGTGTGGTCAGCCGCGAATGGGCCTATGTTGAAAACATATACTCGGCCGCCGCTGAACAAATTGCCACCAGCCTGCGCCCAATCTACACAGTGACCAGTCGAGCCAACGATCAAATCACTCTGGTGTTTGGCGATGGTGTGTTCTCAGAAATTCCCGTGGGCACATTCCGTGCTTATGTTCGCGCATCAAATGGATTGCAATACATCATCAATCCTGAAGAAATGCAAAGTGTTACACTGCCAATCACCTATAGATCTCGCACTGGCAACACTGAAACAATCACATTCACCTGTGGCATTACTCAACCAGTGAGCAACAGTCAGGCCCGTGAGCCCATTGAAGAAATCAAACAACGTGCACCGGCTCGCTACTATACTCAAAACCGCATGGTCAATGGTGAGGACTACAATCTGTTTCCTTACACACAATACAACAGCATTGTCAAGAGCAAGGCTCTCAATCGTGCCAGCATTGGTACCAGTCGTTATCTAGATCTTGTGGACAACACTGGCAAATATTCAAGTACCAACAGCTTTGGCAGTGATGGTGCCATTTGGCAACAGTTGATATTGCCCACGATTCTGTTTTCCTGGATCAATCGCAATGACATTGCAGACGTAATTACCAACCAGCTACAGCCGGCCATTCTTGGCCCAACCATGCTGCAATTCTACTATGATCAATTTCCACGACAAGATATCAACACCGGCAGCACACTGGGTACCACGTGGCAACAAAGCACCACACTGGCAAATGAAACCACTGGCTATTTTAAAAACGCCAGTGGCACCCCAATCCCAGTTGGGCCCAGTCTGTACTCCACTGACCCATTGTATTTTGTCAACGTTGGCGCCTTGATCAAATTCACTGCTCCAACCGGGTATTACTTTGACAGCAATAATCGATTGGTGCAAGGCACACCCACACGAGCCGACGAACGCTTGGAGATCTGGGCCAGCCCCATAAGCATCACTGGCGAAGGCAATAATGGCGGCATTGGCAATCTTACCAATGGTGCCGGACCCGTGGCCTTGAACAACTTTGTGCCCACTGGTGCCGTGATGGACAGTATTATTCCATTGTTCATAACTGATCTTCCGTTGTCACTGGAACAGGCCATGACTGAACAAATTGTGTTGTATCGCAATTTTGGTCTGGGCTACGACAATGATGGCACCGTCACAGGCACACCATACACCTGGTACTTGATCACCAGTACCAATCTTGATGCTGATGCAGATTTCAGCCTTGACAATGCTGGCAGCACCACTGGCACCAATCAAGATGCATCATGGTTGATTCAGTTTGTGGTGCAAAATCAAAACTACACAATCACTTTTCGTGGCCTGGCCTATTATTTTGGCTCAGTACTGCAAACACGATTTTTCTATTATGACGGACAAAAGGTCTATGACAGCCGCACTGGCACTGTGATCAAGGACTTTATCAACGTGTTGGCCGTGAACACTTTGCCCAACTCAACAGCTCATTTGCCCAACTCAACAGCTCATTTGCCCGGTGATGTGTACACCACTATCATTGGCCAGCCTGTAGAAAGCGACGGCTATGTGGATGACTTCCAGGTCTTGATCAGTTACCGAGACAGCGACAATGACGGAGTTCCTGACAACCCTGATTTTTTCAGTGAAATTGTGGGCACCGTACCTGAAACACCAAGCGCAAGTTCGCCCTGGGTGTTCTTGCAGCAAACAGTGGACTTTGATAACCTACAACGTTATCTATTGGTAGAGCCAGGGAGAGTCAACGCTGACTATGCCACGCTTGATGACATTGAATTGGCCAAGAACGAGTGGAGCCCGGGACAAATTTTTTATGCCTACAGTCAAAACACATTCTGGCTGCTGAGTCTCAGCACAGCTGGTGTGCGTGATCTGGTACAACAATCTGGATGGATTGCTAGAAATGGCCGCTCGGCCTTGTACTATCAATATCGCCACAATGCACCTTTGGTAAACCGCATTGATCCAGGTACCACCAACATCATTGACCTCTATGTTGTGACATTGGCCTACTACACTGCTTATCAGAACTGGATCAAAGACACCACTGACACTGTGCCTGAACCATCGCAACCCACAATTGATGAACTGGGCACAGCCTATCAAGGTCTGCAGGATTACAAAATGCTGAGTGACAATATTGTGTTGAATTCTGTAACTTTCAAACCACTGTTTGGTGTCAAGGCAGCACCGGAACTTCGCGCCACTATAAAAGTCATACGTGCTCAAAACAGCACAGCCAGCACCAGTGAGATCAAGAGCTCGGTTGTAGCGGCCATGAATGATTATTTTTCTATTGACAAATGGAATTTTGGAGACACATTCTATTTTTCAGAACTGGCAGCATACCTGCATAGAACACTGGGAACCATCATATCATCTGTGGTCTTGGTACCGTTAAATACACAAAAGAGTTTTGGTGATTTATATGAAATACGCAGCCAACCCAATGAGATTTTTGCAAATGCTGCAACCATTGCCAACATTGATGTGATCGAAGCTTTGACTAGTACCAACCTACGTACTGCCCCTGGTAGCGGAGTAATTTAATGGCCAGCACTGTTCGTTCTGTAGATTTTCTACCAGAAATTTTTCAAACTGATGCCAACAAGCAATTCTTGGCAGCCACACTGGATCAGTTGATCCAGGAGCCCAAGTTCAAAAAGACTCAGGGATTCATTGGCCGTGCCGTGGGCCCAGGTGTAAATCCCAATGACAAATATGTAGTTGAACCTGACAAAACACGAGCTGACTACCAACTTGAAGTTGGTGTTGTGAGTCTCAAGCCTGACACTGATGATATTCAAACAGTGATCACCTATCCAGGTATCAATGACGCTGTGGCACAGCAAGGTGGCATTACCACACGGCCAGATCGTTTGTATTCAAGTGAATTTTATTCTTGGGATCCGTTTGTTGACTTTGATACATTTATCAACTTTTCACAGTACTACTGGTTGCCCACTGGACCTAACGCAGTAGATGTAGCTGCCACCGGCGTGCCGGCCAGTGACAATTTTGTTGTGACTCGTGAAAATGGTGCGTACACATTTTCAGGCCTTGCTGGCGAGAATCCCACTATTGAATTGTTGCGCAACGGCAATTACACATTTCAAGTTGCACAAAACAACAAAGAAACTGTCAACTACCGTGTGCGAAATTCAGGCAACAGCAGTTATACCATCAATTATGAAGCCAATCCAGCACTGACCTTGGCTCGTGGTAACACCTATGTGTTCAACCTCAACCTCACTGGCGATTACCCATTTTGGATTAAGACTGAACCATCAACCGGTCTAGGTGACACCTACAGTTCTGGAGTCAGTCGCAATGGCGCAGTGGCAGGATTGATCACATTTGTGGTGCCACAGGATGCGCCAGATACCTTGTACTATGCAGCACAGACACAGAGCAACATGCAAGGTGTGCTGAACATTGTTGATGGCGTGCCTGGCACGGGACCTGGTTTTTGGATTCAGTCGGCACCCGGCGTGAGTGGGCAATTGCCTGCTACTCCCAACATAAGCAGCCGTAAAGTATTGGGAGTAATCAACAACGGTGAAGATCTTGGCACTGTGACATTCAATGTACCCAGTAAAACTGCCCAAGAATTTTACTACAATCTAACCAACATTGGCACGGTTAACTTGATCACTGATC